TCGCCTTACAAGATTTACCATCGTATTATCACAATTTATTATATATTGCGATTTCCGCCAGCTTTGGTATTAAGGGAGCACAAGGAGCTGCGAAGCTGTTTAAAAAATAATGGATAGTATATATTTAGCGGACAAAATGTTTCGTTTAATTAGAACTAGACAAAAACAAATTACTGATATAATAATTAGTAATCAAGTCAAGGACTGGAATGACTATCAAAATCATTTAGGTCAACTTGATACATTAAACTACTTAGAACAGGAACTCTCGGACCTGCTAAAAAAGAAACAGGAGCAAAATGACTAACTTAATTCTACCAGAACACGTTGCTAAAAGACGTGCAAAAGAAAAAAAAGAAGAAATCGAAAAAGAAGAAATTTCAGAAAAAACAAAATTACCCGTACCAACAGGATGGCGCCTTTTAGTATTGCCTTATAAAATTAAGAACAAAACAAAGGGTGGTGTTTTATTATCAAGTAAAACTGTAGAGGATAGTCAAATTGCAACTAACGTAGGTTTAGTTATGGCTGTCGGACCAGATGCTTATGAGGATAAAATTAAATTTCCAAATGGACCTTGGTGCAAAGAAAAAGATTGGGTGATTTTTGCCCGATACGCTGGTTCTCGTCTTAATATTGACGGAGGAGAATTGCGCATACTTAATGATGATGAAGTATTGGGGACAGTAGAAAGTCCAGAAGATATTTTATCAGCAGTAACTCACTAACATGGAAGGATTACCATGCAGCAACCACAAACACAAATAGAAACCAATAAATCAGACCCTATGGTAGAATTAGATATCGGAGGAGATTCTGTTGACGTTGAATTAAAAGATAAAGAAAATACTTCTAAAGTTGAAGATAAAAAATCAGAGGAAATTGAAGTAAAAGAAACCACTGAAACTAAAGAAGAAGTAAAAGACGAAAGAGAAGAATATAGTGATGGAGTTAAAAAAAGAATTGATCGTTTAACTTATAAAATTCGTGAAGCAGAACGAAGAGAACAAGCGGCAGTTCAATTTGCTCAAAAAATCAAAGAAGAAAAAGATTCTCTTGAAGGTAAATTTAAAGAATTAGATGACGGATACGTTAATGAGTTTACAGGAAGAGTACAATCTCAATTAGAATCAGCAAAAAATAATCTAAAAAATGCTGTTGCTAAAGGAGATATTGATGCTCAAGTAAATGCTAATCAGCTTCTTGCTAAGTTAGCAATTGAAGAAGAACGTATTAAAGCTACTGAAGTACAAAGAAAAGCTACTGCCGATCAAGCAGATAACGCTGGACAAGTAGTGCAACAACCTGTACAAAATAATGTAGCGACACCGAAACCAGATCCTCGTGCTGAAGCTTGGGCTGAAAAGAACGAATGGTTTGGTAAAGATGAAACAATGACTTATGCTTCATTCGGTATCCACAAAAAACTTGTCGAACAAGAAGGATATGATCCTACTTCAGATGAGTATTATGATGAAGTTGATAAACGCATCAGAACAGAATTCCCTCACAAATTTAACGATGGTGGGGAAGTCCAGGGAAGCAACAAACCCGTTCAGACTGTTGCATCCGCTACTAGGACCTCAAGAACTGGACGCAAAACTGTTAGACTCACACCCTCTCAGGTAGCAATAGCTAAAAAATTAGGTGTGCCACTAGAAGAATATGCGAAATACGTGAAGGAGTAATGCATATGAATGATATAACAAAAGAAACAAACAATAAGACTCCACGCGCTGCTCAATCCAGAGAACAAACGACTCGAAGGAAACCTTGGGCACCCCCGTCATCACTTGATGCACCGCCTGCACCAGATGGGTATAAACACAGATGGATAAGAGCCGAAACTTTAGGGCAAGAAGATAACAAAAATCTTTCTGCTCGATTAAGAGAAGGCTTTGAACTTGTAAGAGCAGATGCTCATTCAGATTCATATCCAACTATACAGGAAGGCAAATATAAAGGTGTAATAGGAGTTGGTGGTTTAATACTAGCTAAGATTCCAGAAGAAATCGTAGCAGAGCGTAAAGCTTATTTCGAACAACAAACACGAGATAAGGAAGCAGCTTTAGAAAACGATCTTTTAAGGGAACAACACCCTAGTATGCCAATCAGTAAACCTGAAAGGCAAAGTCGTGTAACCTTCGGTGGTAACAGAAAAGACGATTAAATTTTTTCTGCCATCGGATTAACAATACAAATGGAGACATAACAAGATGGCAAATAAAGACGCAGCTTTCGGTTTTAGACCGGTAAGACATCTTAGTGGTGGGGAAATAAGAACAAACGAATACGCGATAGCTAATAACTACGGAACATCGATCTTTCAAGGTCAAGCTGTTCTAGCTGTAACTGCAGGTGGCATTGAAGCCGCAGCAGCAGGCAACGTAGTATTAGGTATTTTCGGTGGATGTTTTTACACAGACCCTACTACTAGTAAACCAACATTTAGCAATTTTTATCCAGCAAGCACAGCCGCTGCTGATATTGTTGCTTTTGTGTACGACGATCCAAGAATCGTCTTCGAAGTCCAACATGATGGAACTGGCACAGCAGCTATGAACTTTGGTGGTTTTGATCTAGTCAATACCGGTGGCACTACTGCTTCTGGTCGATCAACTCAAGAGTTAGATACTTCTACAGTAACAACATCTGGACAATTTAAACAAATTGGTATTTCTAAGGATCCAAGCAACAGTGATACAGGTAGTGCAAACGTTAACGTTTACGTTGTACCTAACACTGGTGAGCATTCTTATTTATTAACCACAGCATTAGCGTAATAGGAGAATAACATGGCAATATCTAGATCACAATTGGTCAAAGAGCTTGAACCAGGCCTTAACGCTTTGTTCGGGTTAGAATATAACCGATACGAAAACCAGCACACAGAAATTTTTGATACAGAAACTTCTGATCGTGCATTTGAAGAAGAAGTAATGCTTTCCGGTTTCGGTTCAGCACAGGTTAAACCAGAAGGCGGATCAGTTAATTTTGATGACGCTACTGAGTCTTTCACTGCTCGCTATACACACGAAACTGTAGCATTAGCTTTTGCAATTACTGAGGAAGCCGTAGAAGATAACCTTTACGACAAAATCAGTTCTCGTTATACTAAGGCACTAGCCCGTTCAATGAGTAACGCCAAGCAAGTTAAAGCAGCTAACGTATTAAATAATGCGTTTAATAGTAGCTTTACAGGTGGTGATGGTAAGGAGCTTTGTGCTACTGACCACCCTACAACTGGTGGAACTGTATCGAATGAGTTAGCTACTTCAGCTGATCTTAACGAGACATCTCTTGAGCAAGCGTTAATTGACATTGCTGGAATTACTGATGATAGAGGCTTAAAAGTCGCTCTTAACGGTAGTAAGTTAATCATTCCAGTTAATCTTCAATTCACTGCTGAAAGACTTATGAAGTCTAATCAAAGAGTAGGAACTTCAGATAACGATATTAACGCAGTTGGAAGCATGGGAATGATTCCACAAGGTTATGTAGTAAATAACTACTTAACTGATACAGACGCGTTCTTTATTAAAACTGATGCACCTAACGGGTTAAAGCACTTTCAAAGAGCAGCCATCCAAACTAAAATGGAAGGCGACTTTGAAACAGGCAACGTGAAATACAAAGCTAGAGAGAGATATTCATTTGGATTCTCAGACTTTAGAGGTATTTTCGGTTCCCCTGGAGCATAATAAACTTTAATATGGGGGCTTCGGCCCCCATACAAAACTAGGAAAACAAATATACTGACTGGCCTGGCAGACGACGTAGAGACAGTATATTAAATACTACGAGGAGAAAAAAAATGGCTAACTCAACATTTAGCGGAAAAATAAGGTCAGCAAATGGCTTTCAACAAATAACTAAGAACAGCACGACAGGTGCAGTTTCTGAGTCATCTTTTAATATTCAAACTGTTGCTACAAGTGGAACAGATAATATTGTTGAATCAGGAACATCTGTAGGAGCTAACAACGCAAGTTTAGGCACTGCAGCAACTATTTTTAATATTACACCAAAGGCACACGGAGCAGGATTTCCTGATGACGCAATCAACACTTTTGTAAACAAAGTTGGTGGTACTATCACTACTAATATTTTGATTGACTTACATGGTGGAGCATCTTCAGGTGGAGGAGCAGGTGACGCAATTGGTACTGCAGCAGCAGCAAGTTGCTACATTGCAGAAATTGACCACTCAGTAAATGGAGTTCCAATGTTAGTGGAGTTTGGATGTACAGAAGTACCTACAGGTGGAGACCCAGATATTAACTTAGATTGTTCAGCTACATCTACAACTGCAGAAGACGTAGGTTTAACTAGTGGAACAAACTTACTTAATAATGGTGACTTAACTTTAGGTTTCTATGCAAGTGCTGATGCAGGTGCTGATTTAGCGGCAGGTAAAAAGTTTGTATTTTTAACTGCAGGAGCAGCAACTGATGCGGCTTACACAGCAGGAAAACTATGGATTAGAATAACTGGTAGTGCAGTAGACAAAGCTAACGGTTAATAATAACTAATTAAGTGGGGCTTCGGCCCCACTGTTTCTTGATTAAGGAGGGAAACAATGGCAGACTTAGTAACAGGACCAACAATCCTACAACAAAACGACAATCGTGTCGTAATTAAAATAGTTAATCAATCAGATGGAGCAGGTTCCACTACAGTTTTTGGCGATGTATCAGCAATGACAGCTAGACAAGATGGAACTGCTGTAGCACATCTAGGATTACTTAG